AATATTCCTTGCCGAGTTCTGACTGTGTCAGAACCCGGGTATAAAGCCCGTATAGTGACCACAGGTCCATACTGGCTGACAGTTTTACAGCAGGGCTTAGCCCATGCAGTAAAAACTTATTTAATAAGCCACCCGTCTGCGATGAGTGGATTACAGAAAACAGATCAAGCCTGGCAGGCTTTGTACTTGTTACAAAACAAAGAGTTCCCAAAGGAATTCAGTTGTTTGTCGTCAGACCTCTCTGAGGCTACTGACCACATTCCGAAAGAAGTTGGTATCCAACTTCTATCTGGATTTATTCAGGGGGCAGGCATAAAATGCAAGGCCACTGAATTAAATCTCGACCTCTTAAGGATGAATCGAGATTTTATAAGCAGCGAGGGAATCTCAGATTACCAGACTCGCGGCATGATGATGGGAGAACCCCTTACAAAGGGGATTCTCACCATATTAAATTTAGTCGTAGAAGAATACGCTATGCGTAAATATCTCGACGTAAGCTTCCACACGAGATTCTATGAATCTCCTAAATGGAGGTCTTATCATGTCGGAGGTGATGACCACTTAGCGGTCGGCCCTAAGGACTACCTCAGACACATAACGGAATTCCACCTACTTTGTGGGTCGAAAATATCCGCTGGAAAACACGGCATTAGCAACAAAGTTGTCAAATACTGTGAAAAGGTTCTCGAAATATCTAAGATATTTGAAGGACCGTTTAAAGTCTCGGAAATCAACAGTTCAACTGTCGGATACGAGAAATCACCGTTTGTTGACTCTGTCAAAGTACGGCTATTATCACCACTATCCAAGGCCTACGAGGTCGCGGAGTACAGAAATATTGCCATAGGCAAAGGACTGTCCTTGGGAAGATCCCTAAAGTGGATGAATATTGACCATTTCCCTAAGGAATGGATGGTCATGGTAAGAGATCGATTCTTTCAAAGAATGGGTTCTCTATTGCCAGACAAGAGCTCAGCCTTGTACTGGCAACTATTAATGCCCGCCCATTGGGGGGGACTCAATTTATACTTCTCGGGAGAAGAAGAGTATCTCTTCGAACGACTCCCTAAATTAACCATAATGATTATGGAAGAGAAGTTTGAAAAAGACTCGAACTTTGCAAAAGATCAGTCTTTACTGTCGAAATTACTAAGTAATTTCAGTTATAGAGGCTTCAGGCTCAATGAGACAGAAGTCGAAAATGTCCGCTCTCACATTGAAAATGTGATTAGTAACTTAGAGACTAAGTACTGGTGGGACCTTAAGCAGGAGTATGACCCTGAGGGTCAACTCTCTGCCAAAACCATCCTTCAGAAATCAACTGAAGATGGGTATATGGACGAACAGGCGATCTTAGATCAGCTGATGCGTCCTATTCTTTTTAAAGAAATTTTGCTGGGAAGTGAAAAGCCTAAGGCTTATAACACAACAGCATTAAAGAAAAGATATTCCAGTCTCTGGAATCTTATCTACAAG